GGCGGTGACGTACACGTTGAACGTGTTGCCGCCACCGCCGCCCATGCCGCCCGACGGGATGGGCTTCGGATTCCGCAGGATGGCGTACGCCTCGGTGCCCGCTTCGCCCATGATGCCGCCGTTCGGCGAGGCCATCGTGCCGTTGGTGAAGCCGACCGCGCCCGCCGCGTTGTGCTTGCCCTCGTCCTCCAGTTGGCCGCGACCGGGACCGTGGGTGTCATTCACGGACCTACCGGAGACGGTGAACGTCTTGTGAATGTTCGGCATGTTGGCGAGGGTGCGGTATCGCTTGATGAGAAGGTCGAGTTGACGACGACCTTCCTTGGACAGCGACTTGTACGAAGCCTTGGCGTCCCTCTCGAAGCGGTCGACGTCCTCGGCGGTCAGGTCGTTGGTCTCAGCGAGGTCTTCCAGTGACTCACCCTCATCGTCGAGGGCTTGGACGATCGCGTCGCGTGTCGCGCGCGTGCTCTTTTGCCGCTGGAGGTCGTGCAGTTCCATGCGCTTGCCGTGGAGGTCGGCCCGGATCTCGGTCTCGTCGAACGCCTCACCGCGGATGCGGGCGGCATCCTTGAGGAGCTGCGTACGCATCCGGTGCGACGCCTGGATGACATCGCCGGACACGCTGTGGTACTTGTCGCGCCAGTCTTCGGCGTCGTCCTCCATGTCCTCGAAGGACCCGCCCATCCCGTTGGCTGCGCCTTTGACCGCCTCGGCCATGTCGGTGCTCGTGTCTTCGGTCACCGTGGCGGCGGTCTTGGTCGCGTCGGCCAGCGCGCCGTATGCGGGGAACAGGAGCCCGAGCGCGCTGAGAAGGTCGGTCGCTCCCTCGATCTGTTCCTGCTGACCCTCGGTCGTCTTGGCGACGCCGTTCTGGAGCGTGTCGAGAACGCTACTCAGCCCGGACGCCGCGTCGGCCGCGCCGACCAGCGCATCTGTGACTGCGGGGAGGATCAGGTAGCCGAACTGCTCCATGTTCTCGTTGACCTTGGTCTGGGCAACGACCAGCCGGCCTTCCTCGGTCTTGGCGAAGTCCTCTGCGCCGTTCGCCACGGCGGCGAATGCGTTGGCGAGGGCTTCGGCCTTGTTCTTGCCCAAGTCGAGTCCGGGGATCAGGCTCTTGAGTTGCTTGGTGTTCCCGGCGTATGCCTTGGCTACCGCGTCGGAAGCCGTCTCGAGGCTGACGTTCTTCGCGCGGGCGATGTCCATCGCTCCGGCTTCGAGGAACAGCGCCTTGTTGACGTCGTGCGTCGCGGTTGCAAGCGTGGCGAGGGATTCCCGCTGCTCGTCGTCCGAGAAGCCGAGCTTCATCCGCGCCTTGAGCGTCCGCTCGATGGCGTCGGTGTTGCCGTCCCAGTCCTTGACGTTGGCGTGGAGCGCGGAGCCGAGCTTCTGGATCGACACCTGATCATCGCGGGCGGCTTGGATGCTGTCGCCGATAACGTCGGTCAGGCCCGAGACGGCTGCGCTGGCAGCCGAGATGCCCGCCAACGCTACGCCGGCGCCGATGCCGGTGAGGAACCCCTTGCTCGACTGCTTCTGCATCTTGTCGAACTTGTCGCGCAGCCGGTCGAGGTCCGACGATGCCTTGCTGACGCCCTTGGCGTTGACGCCAAATGAAACTTGATTTGGCATTTCAGGCGACCGCGCGGAGTTGTCGGTTCAGCCGCTCACGCAGCGGCCCCTCGGGGACGAGCTTGTCGACCGCCGTCTCGGGCGGCTCGGCGACGAACTGCTCGGCCCACTTCGACGCGATCCCGAGCGCGAGCTCGTCCGACATCCGCAGCATCCCGGCAGGCGTGGCGGGCACGGCGCCGCGATGGTCGACCATCTCCCACGTGGGTTGTGCTTCGACGCAGAAGTACGTCGACAACTGCTGGAGCGCAGCCGAAAGCGCCGCCGGGTCCGAGGCCGCGAAGTACGCAGCACCCAGCCCGACGACGGTCCGGTAAACGGTATCGGATGCGATCGGCTGGACCTCGATGGTCGGGCCGTCGTCGAGGGTCAGCGTGACCCTCTCGCCGTGCAACCGATAGGCCACGGCTTAGGTCCAGGCGAGGGCGGTGCCGTTGTTCAGGTTGAAGTTCGCGGACCACGTCAGCGAGCCATCCTCGCCCATCGTCACGTTGTAGTTCGTGGTGTTGGCCGTGAAGGTCGCCGTAGCGGCGGCGGCCGCGAACGCGATGACGAAGGTCTTGGAGCCCGGCGTCTTGAGCGTCGCGTGGCTCATGGACGCGGCGGTGTTGAAGATCCCGTTGAGTGAGCCCTGGACGTCGGCCCGGAGCAGCAGCCGCTCGATGGCAGCCTTATCGAGTCCGGTGATCTCCTGCTCGCCGTACGGCGTGTCGATGGTGATGGAGCGCACGTCGTTGCTGATGACATTCCCGGCGATCGTGACCGCCGTGGTGATGCCGCTTGTTTTCGCCAAGGTGGTCTCCTCGCTGGAATCAGAAGACCCGCCGACTTGGCGGGTCTCCGGGTCTGGGAACGCCGAGGGTTACGCGGCGTATCTGATGAAGTTGACGGCCACCGAAGCGGTGCCGTGGACGCCGGTCCCTTGGAGCCGGATATAGCGTCGGATCGTCGCGCCGGACGCGGTCTGCTTCCGCTCCGAGCCGGGGCCAGTCAGGGCCGTGAACACGAGCCCCGTGACGTCGGTGAAGTCGGTGTCGTTGGCGCTGTCCTGGATGGCGAAGGTCGCCGTACCGGATGGCATGACCGTGCAATGGAGGTAGCCCGCCGCGCCGAACGCGGTCGAGGCCGACCCGAGGTCGATGCTCGTGCCGTTGACCGTGCCCGTGGCGTACGACTGGAGGCCGGTGGTCAGCATCCCGTCGCCGGTCCCGCCGCCCGACCACTCGAGCCCGAAGCCGCTACCGGCCGCGTTGACCGTGACACCCAGCGACCCATCCTCGCCGAGCGCCGTGGCGTAGTTGAGTTGCTTGGCGTTGATCGAAGCCGCCGCGTTGCCGACGGTCGAGCCGACGAAGTACGAGACGACCCGGTCGGTTCGCAGCGCCGTCGATAGGGCGACGTGCTCTTGTAGCGCCGAGGTGTTCCAGAAACTCGAGATGGACAGCGCCCCATCCCGTCGAAGGCCGATACGCTCGACCGCCGCCTTGTTGATGGCCGACACGTCCTGCTGTGCCTGGCTCGTCTCGATGCCGTTCACGGCCCCGACGTCGCCCGACAGGTCGTATTGCGCCACGTACAGGGACGAGAGAAGCCCCGACTGCTTCGCCATGCGTTACTCCAGTCCCTTGACTAAATCAGCGGTGAGAAGGGCTCGCGCCCGGTAGACGTTGCTCTTGGCCTTGCGGTAGGGATGCCAGCGGCGTTCGATGGTCGCGGCGGCGGCTTTGGTTCTGATGGCGTCCTTGGCGGACATCCCCGACGTGTTCGCCGAGACGCGTGCCCACGTGCCCCATCGCTTGCCGCTGATGCTTGTCGTGCGGCCGACGGTGTGAGCCACGGACCAGCCCGAGTAGGACGGCATCGAGCCCGCGTTCGCGGCGATCGCGTCCTTGACGTCGGACTCCATGTCCTCGGCCAGCGCGTCCATGAGGTCGCGGACGTTGGCGCGGAGGGTCTTGCCCGGATCGCGACGAAAGAACGGCCCGTCGAGGTCGACGTCGGTCGTGAGGCTGACCGTCACGGGGCGATCGCGTATTCGACGTAGGCGAAGTCGAGCTGCCACTGGAGCACGACGTGGCGCGACCCGGAGATGAGCAGCGCGTCCGGCTCGCCGTAGCCGAGGTCGAGGTCGGTGAGGTTCCCGCCTAGCGTCGAGTCGCCCTGGATGCGGGTGCGGACCTCGCCCGCGATGAGTTGCATCTCGACGTCGATGGCTTCGACCAGCTCTACCGAGAGGTCCGAGAGGGGCCAGCACGCGGCGATGGTGAATCGCTGCCCGACGAGCTCGCCGTTGAGGACGCGGGTGCCGCCCATGTTCGGGGGCTCGCACTCGCCCGACCAGTAGTAGCGGATCTGCCGCCCGCCGGTCAGGAGCCCACGGTCCACGTCGAGGATGTCGTCGGTGAGCGCAGCGCCCGCCGCGACGAGATGCGCCTCGAGGACGACCAGCGCAGCCGGGATGTCCGGGTTCGCCACGCTAGTAGGTCCCGAGCAGGATCAGTCCCGAGAGGCCGCGCTCGATGATGAGCTTCTCGCCCTCACGGGTCTGCTGGGCGGGCACGTCCATCGCGCCCTCGGTGCCGTCGGCTCCCGACTCGCGGGCCTTCCAGCGTCGCTGGAACAGGCGACGGCAGACCTCGTTGACCCGCTCGTCGTACGTGTAGTAGGCGATCGCCGAGGAGTCGGCGTGGACCGCTGCCGTGGAGCCGTTGACGCCGCGCACGACGGTCGCCGTGGTGCCCGAGACGGCGGTGAGGTACATCTGCTCGGTGCCGACCAGGAGGGTCATGCCGGGGACGATGAGCGGCGTTGCCGACGTGGTGAACGTGGTGGCTGTCGTCGAGGCTGCGAAGCCCGACGCCATCGTGGTCGTGCTCGTCACGGTGACGTTGGAGTAGCCCCAGACGCCGAGCGCCGAGATGAGCCGGAGCCCGTTGCCGAACGACAGCGGGGCGCCGCTGCTGTGGCGGATGAGTTTCCGGTACGGGGCGCCGGTGTAGCCGTCGGGGTTCGCCAGGAGGTAGTCGGTGTCCACGACGAGGGTCGTGGCGCTGCCGCCCGTCTGGGTCGCTACCCCGAGGGTCGTCAGGGTCAACAGGTCGTCACGAAGCAGGAGCGACGAGTCGCCGTCCGCGTCGTACTTGTTGGTCCCGATCCGCGGCCCGAAGCCCGAGCCGAACGCCGAGCGGTGGCAGACCTCGTCGATGCGCCGGCTGACCGATCCGAGGATGGACAGCTTGAGCGCCTTGATGCCCGCCGACTCGCTGGCGTACTTCGTGGACCCGCCCGAGGTGAGCTGGTCGTTGCCC